GGCGGCAAAGTAGCAAAGAAAAAGGCCAGCGGTAAGGTTCGTGGGGCCGGTAAGGCTAGAAAGGGTGTTCGCCCGGTCAAAATGGTCAAAATGAAGGGCTAGAAAATGGCGCATACTCCATTACATGGTTGGAAAGAGAGAGATAGGAAGGCGGAAGAGAAGAGGAAGAAGGCTAAGGGACAACCAATTCAAAAGCCACCTAAGAAGAAGCGGAAGAAGAGGCCGAGGATAACGCCGGAAGATTTGAGAAGGCGGAACCCGGAGGTGCATGAAGGTTTTGAGGAGGCCCTTCCTTCTGAAATGCATATTAGTGAGCTTCGTAGAGATAGTCCGTTGGGTAGCTTTTCTCCAAAAGCAGCGGTTATGGATGCAACTAATGAAGCTATGACCGCCCTTTCCCCCGAAGAAAAGGCACGGGGTAGGAGACACACTGAAACCGCAGCCAAACTCAAGACGAAGCCTAAGAAGAAAGGCGGCGGTAGGATACGGGGCATGAAGGGCGGCGGTAAAGTCCATGGCGCTGGTTTAGCTCGTCGCCGTCGTTCGTAAAATGAAGGGCTAACAAGGGAAAAATAAATGGCCACGTCCGGTACTACCGCATTTAATCTGGACTTCGCGGAAATTGCGGAGGAGGCGTGGGAACGTGCCGGGAGCGAAATGCGTTCGGGGTATGATCTGGCCACTGCCCGCAGATCCATGAATTTGATGACCATTGAGTGGCAAAACCGTGGCATCAACATGTGGACTATTGATAGTGGAACGGTGTCCCTCACTGCTGATACGGCGCAGTATAATCTCCCTGCAGATACGATAGACCTCCTTGATCATGTAATCCGCACTAATGCTGGTAACACAGCTACGCAGTCTGATCTTACCATAAATCGTATAAGTGTGAGTACTTACGCATCAATCCCTAACAAGTTAACGACTGGCAGACCGATACAGGTATGGGTCGAACGATTAGCAACTCAACCCCGAATTAATGTCTGGCCTGTTCCAAGTGATGGTTCTTATACGTTTGTTTACTGGCGTATGCGGCGTGTAGAGGATGCTGGTAATGGGGTGGAAACTGCCGATATGAGCTTCCGTTTCTTACCTGCCTTGGTTGCAGGGTTGGCATTTCATATTGCAGTAAAAGTTCCCGCACTTGCAGAACGTGTTGAGATGTTAAAAGGAATGTACGACGAACAATATGCTTTGGCTGCTGATGAAGATCGTGAGAAAGTGTCGGCCCGGTTCGTTCCGCGGATAGGTAGTATCTAACGATGGCGGATCGATTTTCATCGGGCAAAAATGCCATAGCAGAGTGTGATATATGCGGGTTTAGGTATAAGTTACGAGAGTTGCGTAATGTGTTTGCAAAAGGTAAAGATACCAATACAAAAGCATGTTCTGAATGTTGGAGTCCAGACCACCCACAACACAAGCTTGGGATGTATCCTGTTCATGACCCGCAAGCAGTACGAGACCCCAGAGTAGATTACGCAGGGTACGCGGAAAGTAGAGAGCAAGTGTATTCGGGTTCAAATGCTGCTAAGTTATCTTTTGTTGCCACTGTATTTTTAGGGCAGGTTACAGTAACAACTTCATAGGAGAAATAAGATGCCTAAAGTCGGAAATCAACATTTTGGTTATGGTCCCGCTGGAGTAGCTAGAGCTAAAGCAACCGCCAAAAAACAGGGCGTTGAAGTAGAATATCGCGCTGGTGGCAAAGTAAAGAAGCGCAAAATCAAGGTTCGTGGTACTGGTGCAGCCACGAAGGGGTTATGGGCACGAGGGCCTATGGCGTAGGCTATGAACTACACCGACCTAAAAACAAACATCGAGGATATCTGTGAACAGACGTTTACAGCAGCCCAACATGCTTTGTTTGCGCAACAGGCAGAACAGAAGATATATAATTCTGTTGAATTGCCAGCTATGCGTAATGTGGATGCGGGGCCGTTAACTGCTACTAATAAACTGTACACTACCCCCGATGATTATCTGTATACTCACAGTTTAGCGATACTCAGTGATAGTACGACTTATTATGTATTGAATAAGGATGTTAACTTCTTGCGGGAAGCCTACCCCGTTAATACTAGTGCTAAATATGGCCTCCCTAAATTTTATGCGTATCACAGCACTGTAGGATCTAACGTAAGATTCCTGCTGGCACCCACCCCTGACGAAAATTATGAAATAGAACATGTGTACGTTAAGTACCCTACGTCTATAGTATCTGCTGGTGGGACTTATCTGGGGGATAATTTTGATACCGCGTTGCTAAATGGTGCTCTTATGGAAGCAATACGCTTCATGAAGGGCGAAGCAGATGTAGTAGCTATGTACGAGAAACATTTTTTATTGTCAGTGCAGTTGTTGCAGCGGGTTGGTGACGGGAAATTACGGCAGGATTCCTACCGTTCCGGGCAAGCACGGTCACCTGTGTCTTAGGGATAGATCATGGCTATCACCCAAACCATTTGCACATCTTTTAAAGCGGCTCTTCTAGGCGGTGAGATGGATTTTAGTAGCGATACGTCTCAGACATTTAAGATTGCTTTGTATACATCTAGTGCTACTTTGGGGGCTTCTACTACAGCATATAGTACAACTAATGAAGCTTCTGGTACGGGGTATACTGCTGGTGGTGCTACCCTTCCCGTGGCCTCTGGAGTTACATCCTCTGGTACCGTGGCTTATGTAGATTTTACAGACGTAACTTGGAGTTCATCTTCTATTACTGCTAGAGGGGCGTTGATCTATAAATCTGCGTCAGGTAATCCAGCTGTAGCGGTGATTGATTTTGGAGGGGAAGTACAGTCTAGTTCGGGGGATTTTACAATTAGTTGGCCCGCCCCCTCTGCAACAAACGCTATAGTTATCGTGGCTTAGTTATTCGTGAGGTTTTATAAATGTCAACAGCATATAGCACACTTCTAAAACTGGCACTCCCCACTCAGGGCGAGTTAAGTGGTACTTGGGGAACTGTGATTAATGAGAACATCACTAATATGGTCGAGGAGGCCGTTGCGGGTCTTAAAACCATAAATACTTGGAGTGGTGATGCGGCTACCTTGTCTACGGCTGACGGTACCACCGCAGAAGCCCGAGCAGCCATACTGAACCTTACTGATACTGGAACCTCTCTTTCGGGTGCAGCTAATCTTGTCTGCCCCACACTAACTAAAACCTACCTCGTAAAAAACGGGACTGCTCAAACGGTCACGTTAAAGACATCCGGTGGGACGGGTATCGCTGTTCCTACCGGTAAATCCATGTGGTTATATTGTGATGGTACAAATGTTGTAGAGGGCGTTAATCATGTTGCAGGAGCGTTAACCGTAGCTGGCGCTATTACAGGCTCTTCCACTCTGCAAGGTACGACGATCACAGCTACTACGGCGGTTGTGCCCGACGCTTCCGGGGGCGCGGATCTTGGAACTACGAGTCTGGAATGGGGTGATATCTTCATCGCAGACGATAAGAAGATTAAGTTCGGTAGTGGTCAAGATGTCAGTATGGAGTATGACGAGGATGGGACGGATACGCTCCTCATCACTGGTGATGTAACTATTGCTGACGGCACGAATGATTTTGATATTGCCTCTCATGATGGAAGCAACGGGCTAAAACTAGGTGGTACGCTCGTAGCTAGCACAGCCGCAGAACTTAACATCATGGATGGTGGTACCGCTGCTAGTTCTGTGACGCTTGCTGATGCTGATCGTATAGTTGTTAATGACGACGGCACTATGAAGCAGGTGGCGCTCACAGACTTTGAAACTTATTTTGAAAGTGTCCTAGATACCCTTAGTGTAACATCTGTTGGTGCGCTGGATTCGGGGTCAATTACCAGTGGGTTTGGTAGCATTGATACTGGATCTAGTACCATTACTACAACAGGGGCTATTACTGGCGGGTCTTTAACGGCGGATGATGTAGCCATCAACGGTAAAGTTATTACCATGACCGGTTCCGCCAGTGATACCGCTGTGTTTACTGCAGGTACTGATGGAACTCTGTCCATCGTTACAACTGACGCTGCCGCTGCCGCTGCTAATATTCAAATTACAGCAGACGGTACAGTAGATATTGATTCGGTAGGAGTCTTAACTTTAGATTCTGGTGCGGCAATTAATATTGAACCTGCTTCTGGTTCTGCAATTTTACTGGATGGTACAATTAGTATAGATGCTGGCGTTGTGACAGGCGCTACATCAATTACATCTACAGCATTTGTTGGGGACATAACTGGTGATGTAACAGGTAATACTAGTGGCACCGCAGCTACTGTCACAGGCGCAGCCCAAACTAATATCACATCTTTAGGTACGCTAACTGCACTTACCGTCGATGATGTAGCCGTTGATGGTAAAGTTATTACCATGACAGGGTCTACCAGTGACACAGCCGTGTTTACTGTGGGTACTGATGGAACTCTGTCCATTGTTACAACCGATGACGCAGCTGCCGCCGCGAATATTACGATAACTGCTGATGGTACGTTTGAAGCAGATGGTACAACGATAACATTGGATTCTTCTGGTGATATCGACCTTAATGCTGCCGGGGGGGATGTATTTTTCAAGGCCGACAGCACCACCTTTGGTTCGGCTACAAATACCAGCGGTGATTTGATTATTAAATCCGGTACGACTACTGCTCTTACTTTTAGTGGTGCTAACGTAACCGCTGCTGGTACGATTGGTTCTGGTGCCATCACTTCTACTGGTACTGTAACTGCTACTGGCTTCACCATCGGTTCAGCGGCAATTACCGAAGCAGAATTAGAAATACTTGACGGCGCAGGGGTTACAACTGCCGAATTAAACCTATTAGATGGTTCAGCTAAATCTACATCATCCATTACTATTGCGGATACCGATGCATTCATTGTGATTGATGGTTCAACTACAAAACAAATTCCTGCATCTGATATTAGTACATATGCTGGTGGTATTACAGAAGGTACTGCCACGGCATTGGCGATTGCTTTGGGATAACATAGCTAAAAAAGGAAATAAACATGGCTAATACTTTTAAGGCGGTAACTAAGGCAAACGTGACCTCTGCTGATGTTATCTACACTGTTGCAAGTAGCACAACTACTATTGTTCTGGGGCTTATGCTGGGGAACACAACGAGTAGTGCAACTACTGCAACTGTTTCGTTGGGGTCTGATACTGCTGGTAGGGCAGGAAATAATGATGAATCTAACCAGACGGTAGAACTTATTACTGATGTTAGTATTCCCGGTAACAGTTC